CTACCCGAAATCGTCATCACTCCTGGTTCTAACAATACGGAGCTGGCACAGGATATCGAGTCGGCATCGCTGATGGGCGACACACTCACGTCTGCATCATCTACAGGCGACACCGTTTCTGAGGCATCCACACAGAGCGAAGCCGTGAATATCTCCAATGCCGTGCCGGAGCTGACAAACGCACGGGAAAAGGCAGAGCCTAAGAGAAAAGGCATTCGCGGATGGCTTGCCAATAAGTTCCAGCCGCTGCTTGCATCCGTCGGTGGTACATCGGCAGAACTTCATAACCTGACAGGCGGTGACACGATGCAGAGCGTGAACGCCACATCGGACACGCTCAACCAGTCGATGGGCAGCTATGCCGACAACAGTATTTCGATGCCGTCAATGTCTGAGAGCCTTTCCGACGCTACCGATATCGCCAGCACTGACAACAGCCAGAGCCAGACTTTCAACAGCAGCGTTCAGGAAAGCAGCAGCAACGGCAGCCGTAACGTTACCATCGACCGTGTATGCGACCAGATAGTTATCAACGTAGAGAATACCGACGGACAGGGTGCAGAGGAAATCCGCAGCCGTATTCTGGAGGTGCTCAATGAAATAGTGGAGGGATAGGCTATGGGTGTATTTTCAGTCTATGACATCATCAAAAAGGCACAGGCAGCAGCCTCAACGATTGACACGCTGCTTGGCACTAAGATTGGCGATCCGAAGTTCAAGCCCAAGTATGACGGCCCCGAAGCCAATGAGCGCGAGAGCAGCAATCTCGGCTCTACGCTGAGGAAGCGCGACGCTAACGGACGCTGGTACTTCATGCCGGTTGTGCTGGTGTATAAAGGAAAGGAGTATGAGATGCCCAACTCCCTCATTTCCATACGCGGAAAGAAGCATATCGTGTCCACCCCTATGGTTGGCCGTAAGGGAACCGTCAAGGAGCTTATCAGCATGGAGGATTACGAGATCAAGATTCAGGGTGTGGCCTTGGGCACTGACTGGCCCGATGACCAGTTGGCCGACATCAAGGAAATCTACGCCGTGAATGAGAGTGTACAGTTGAAATGCGCCCTCACCGATATCTTCATGGATGAGGAAGACATGGTTGTAATCAAGAGCATAGACATTCCCGAAATGAGAGGTGTCGAACACGCTCAGACCTACAGCCTCGACCTTGAGACAGACAGGAGTTTTGAACTGATAATGGAGTGATATATGTTTGTACTGACCTCAGAGATAAGCATTGGCAGCGTGACGTTCAAGAGCGTCCACGACGTGCAGATCAAGCGGAGTATCTACAGCCTCGCTGCTACAGCCGTCGTGAAGGTTCCCGTGACAGCCGTGCTCAAGCATGAGGGCGAGCCTCCCGCACATATCGAGACGGCCAACGCTATCAAGGCAGGCGACGCGGTGACTATCAAGCTGGGCTATGACGGGCAGCTCCAAACGGAGTTCGTCGGCTATGTAAAGCGTCTGAACTACAAACTGCCTCTGGAGATTGAATGCGAGGATGAGTACTATAAGCTGCGCTTCGTCAACTGTGTTTTCAGCAAGAAAGAAACGTCGTTAAAAGCATGTTTAAACGAGGTTCTAAGCGGAGTCCAGATGGGCGAGGTTGCCGACCTCACGCTAAAGAACTTCGTTATCAACAACAAGCCCGGAAGCTGGCTTCTCGGCTACCTGAAGAAAGAATACGGCCTGCTGGCCTATTTCGACATCAACGGCAAGCTGTATGTGGGCAAGGCCAACAGCGTGAAGGGCGAGACCGTGAAATATGTGCTGCGTGAGAATGTCATCAATGACGATGAATTGAAATACCAGCTGGCGCAGGATATCAAGCTGAAGGTTAAGGCCATCTGCTACTATAAGGATGGCTCGAAAATAGAGGGTGAACTTGGCGAAGACGGCGGTGAGCAGAAGACACTCTACTACTACGACGTGAAGGATGCCGGAGAGTTGAAGGCCCTTGCAAACGAGGAACTGCGACGCTACAGCTTTGACGGCTACAGGGGTAAAATCAAGACGTTCCTGCAGCCCTACGCCCTTCCCGGTATGGTGGCCGATATCACCGACAATACATACCCCGACCGTAGCGGCAGCTACTTCATCGAGGCAGTGACAACAACATTCGGTACTGGCGGTGGCCGTCGTACCGTAGAAATAGGTATAAAGGCATGAGCAAGGAAATAGACGAAATACGCAGGAAGTTCAACGAAATGATGGGCGACATGGTGCGCAATGTCATTCAGGGCGTTGTGACTGAGGTGAACGAGGATGAGTTTACCTGCACCGTCCGTGTGGATGACGCTGTGGACTATTTCGACGTTCGCCTGCGCGGTCTTGTGGACGGAGCCCTGAAGGGCTTTGCGTTCATCCCCAAAGCTCAGAGCGTAGTCCTGGTTTGTCCCATCGGTGGCAGCAACGAGCTTTTTGTATGCCAGTACACGGAAATAGATAAGCTCATCTTCACCGACAACAACCTGAAGCTGACCATCGACACGGAAAAGCTGGAGCTTGAAAGAGACAACGTCACTATCACCAGTGATGACAGCAGTACGGTCATCAAGGCCAGCGATGCAACGGCGACGGTGAACACGGACGGCATAGAGCTGAAGAACGGCAGCAGTACCATCACTGTGACATCGGGCGGCCTGACACTGAAAAAGGGCGGCGCAGGTCTGAAAAAGACACTGGAGAGCATGCTGGATGCTATCTGCCAACTGACGGTTCCGACGGGCGTAGGCCCCTCTGGAGTACCTATCAACATGGCATCGTTCCAGCAGATAAAAGCAGAAGTTTCACAATATATGGAGGGATAGAATATGCCATTAGTTAAAGCAACAATCAAGAGCGAAGTAAAGGAAGCCTTTACAGCGGTTATGAACCAGAAAGACGATGACCGCGAGGGCGCATTGGATAAGGTGGCCGACAAACTGGCCGATGCCATCATCAATGCCATCAAGAGCCAGCAGATAACATACTCTGCCGGGTTGGTAGCCCCGTCGATGGGCGGGCCTGTCACCGGCACGTTTAACTATAAGATATCGTAATATGAAGGACTACTGCCAGACACAGAACGGAGACCTCGACCTGAGCACAGGCGATATCTACCCAACGGAGAGCACGGCACAGCATCAGCGTGATCTGGTTCTGGGTGATATGGGCCATATCAGGCACAGGCCGGAACTCAGCGTCGGTGCGGTGGAGTACCTGCTTAACGAGGATAAGGAAGGGCTTCTGCGCCGTACCCGTCAGGTACTGGCTGCCGACGGCCAGAAGGTAAGGAAGGTGGCCTATGATACGATGAACTGTAAATTTCAAATAGACGCTGCCTATGAAAACGATTGAAGTATATGCAGACCAGACCATCCTCGACCTCGCCATGCAGCACTATGGAACTGCTGACGGTGTGGCTGATATCCTGAGGCTCAACCCCTCGCTGGAGAATGACCCGCAATGCGTGGCCGCAGAGGAAAGGGAAGCCGGGGCGTTCTACCCCGACCTTCGCCTGACACCCGGCCAGAGCGTCCTGATAGATGACGGCGGTACCATCATTAAGAAGTCCGTCGTAAAGAAGATAGAACGAAACGTAACAACATACATGACAGAAGAATGGCAAGAACAATTAATGAGATAGAAGCAAGCATCGAGCAGCGTCTTAACGCATCGTTCGAGCTTTCCACGTCCGCAGCTGCTGAGTGGCGCATGTGGACGCATTGCGTGGCATACTGCATCCACCTCTTTGAACTGACCCTTGACATCTTCAAAAAGGAGATGGACGATGACGCGAAGCGGGAGATTGCCGGTTCCCTTACATGGTACAGGAGAAAGTGCTTTGATTTCCAGAACGGCCACGAGCTGAGGTTCTCGACGGTTACCGGCCTCCTTGAGTATGAGACGCTGGATAAGGAAGCTCAGGTTGTGAAGGTGGCAAGCGTCAGCGTGTCAGACACCAACACCCTTGTTATCCGTGTGGCTACACTCGACAATAACGGCGAGACAGTTCCTCTGGCTTCACAGCAGACGCAGAACTTCAAAGACTATATCGATGCCATCAAGTTTGCCGGAACCAAGACACAGGTGATATCTACGGATGCCGACCTCGTGCGTTACTCCATCCAAGTATGGTACGACCCTGCATATCCTGCTGAGTCGGTACGTGCCAACGTGCTTGCATCACTTACGGCATTCCGTACCTCTCAGGACTTCGGAGGCATCATCTACCGTCATGAGATACTGGAGGCCGTGACCTCCGTAGCCGGTGTAGTGACGGCCAAGATCGTATCGCTCTCTCGCAAGGGCAGCGAGGACAGCTCATGGACGGACATCGACACGGCGAGCCGTCTGCATGCAGGCTACTTCAACTATGACACGGGCCACTGTACGCTTACGCTGATATCCAACAACGAACTGTAAAGGTAACGCGCTATGAACATTATACTGAACTTCAAAGAAATTGTACGGCAGTACGTAGCACCACACCGTCGCCAGCCCAACCGCCTTGCATGGCTCTGGGGGCTGATAGACCTTGACAGCGTGTGGGCGACCTTTGCCGCATGGCGTGCCTACTACCGCTATAAGGTTCACGTTACGAGCCAGCAGGGATCGCTTCTGGGACACCTGCGCAACCTGTTTGGCAGAGGCATTGTGATAAAGAGCTACAGCGGCATGTATCTGGAGGTGGGTTTAAACTCT